AGAGTATATATTATATATATATTATTATTTATGTGCTGTATATGATAAAGAATGTAGTATAATGGGATATAGCTTATTAACTGGTATTAATTACGATACATTAATGGACTGGGGAGCAGATGAAAGGAAACTAAGTACAAAAGGCTTCGACATCGTGCAAAAACTGCGCATTTTTCGCGAAGAAAGTTTGTCAAACAAGCTCGCAACCGGCAACAAAAACCCTGTTGGCATCCTTGCAATACTTAACAGACATTATGCGTGGAATCTTCCAGGCGTGAGCAGAGAAAGCACCGCGAAAGTCATTAAGACAGCATCAGATCTGCCGCAGCTCAACACATCTGGCGACGCTCAAGGCTCTAATGTTCGTCAAATTGCACAACAAGAAATCATTGTGCAAGATGTACAAGAAATCCCACAAAGCCAGTAAACAAGCGGTTTCTAGCCGTTTGGCTCACGATAACAGCACTTCGCTAAATTAGACTTTAGCGAAGTGATAAAACAGAACATTTGAGCGACAAAAACGCGATAAAGCCAGTAAATAAGCGGATTGACAGCGATTGCATGATAATTATTCATTGCGCAATGACTCCGCTCTAGCTGATTTCATTGTGCAAAATGTACAAACGCAGGGCGTGGGGGTTATTAGTTTTCAGATTTTCACCCCAACTAAGTCGCTCAAATATTCTCAAAAATAAAAAGGCTTATTATATATTTATATATACATAACCAACCAATAATAATTTATTAAACTATATACAATAACCATATTTATTAATATATAGCTTTGATAATAACTCACATAATATAATCAATAAATCTACTGTACAAATCCTATAGATAGGTGTATAATAAACACAGTTAATTTAATTCTAATGATTTTACAAACACACATCAGATACCGATTACTCAATCGGGCTATTTCCAAAAATTTTTAAAATATAAAAAAGGGGTTAGAAATGCAGGGCAATGAATATCAGGCTTTAGCCATGCGCGCTAACGATAAAAAGTCTACAGATAGGCTTGAGAAAAAGATTGATGATTTAAAGATAGGCAATCGTGGTGAAGATACACCAAGAATTGAGCTAGGTGGTGTATCAATGCTGCATTAGGTTTATCTGGTGAAGTTGGAGAGCTTAACGATATGCTTAAGAAATGGGTTTTTCACGAAAAGCAGTTAGATATTGAACATTTAAAGCGTGAAATCAGCGATGTATGTTGGTATTTGGCTTTAATGTGCGATTCATTTGAGTTTAATCTTGATGAAATTATGCAGATTAATATTGACAAACTGAAAGTCAGATATCCACAAGGCTTTGATACCTACAAAGCTAATCATAGACAGGCAGGTGATGTTTAATGGGAAATGCTGAAAATAATGGATTTTGCGTTAATTGTATAAACAAATCATTACTATTTAGCGTAGAACCGTGTAAAAGCTGCATTAATAACGGCGGTAAGGGATATAACTTTACTCCACTCAAAGATGTTGCACCTAGCGTCAATGAAAAGCCAGTAAATGACAATGTTAATCATCCGAGCCATTACGCAACCGGTAAATATGAGTGCATAGATGTTATGCTTGAGATATTCGGTATCGAAGCTGTAAAAACATTCTGTTTGCTCAATGCTTTTAAGTACAATTACCGAAGTGGTAGAAAGAATGGCTTAGAGGATATTAAAAAAGCTAAGTGGTACATTGACAAATACATAGAATTGTCAGAATAGTCGTGTCAGTCAATGAAAGTATAATGGTTGCAAAGGATAGTACACTGCGACTTGTGGCAAATGCATACTGGGAATAGCCACTATTGCCCTTTAGTATAATGGCTAATACACAGGGTTTTGATTCCTGTTATATGGGTTCGATTCCCATAAGGGTAGTTTATTTTTCTTTTTATTTGTTTGGCTGTTCATTATTGTGTTTTTGCATTTTACACAGAACAGTCCTCCTTTCATGTACCTCTTTGGATTTTGTTCAGTTAAAAGCGGTGCAAGACCGCTTGAGAGGGTTCGGCATGTATATACATAGCCATGTGAAAATCAACTTATCAAGAAGCACTTCTTATCAAAACACCCCTAATATTTTATTGTTTCTGTTCTTGCTTCTTGATAGCCGTTACAGGCGGTATTTGTAGATATGGTGTAATGGTATCACAAGAGATTGCTAATCTCTCTAACGAACAAAATCGTTATGCAGGTCCGATTCCTGCTATCTGCGCTAAAATCCTTTTTCAAGTCTGCGTGCGTAAGCTGGTAGCAGACTAATACTAGTTAGAATAGGGTTTTGGTTCTGACAACATAGTGTGAGATAGGTTCAATTCCTATTACAGTCGGTGTACCCTTGGAGATGTGGTTCTTCGAGGTGTGAGGTTCGATTCCTTAACTGGGTGGTGAGTATGGTGCAAGTCCATATGTCAGATTAACAGCAAACTAGGTTAGCTACCGAAAAGCACAAGCCTTAGTGCCTGTTTGTTGTTTTGTTAATAAGGCAGTTATCAGAAAGGCAGGTAAACATGGCAAAATTAATTAAACATCGTTCAATCGGAAAAATAAGAATGGAGCTTGTAGATTATGTGCTGAATTGCACAGATGATGAATTGTACGAGCTTTGTGGTGCTGTTTCAGAACTTAAAGGCGTAACATCTTGGTCTTGTGATGAATGCCAAAAACGATTTAAGCCAGATTGCAGCTTTGATAGCGATGATTCAAGATGCAAGAAGCATTTCTTTGAGATGAATAAGCCGGAATAATATTGGTAAAATCAGTTGCCTAGTGATTGCAACACGAAAAGAGTAACCTACGAACTCCTGGTAACTGTTTTTATATAAATCGTAGGGTTATCTATCGTAGGAGGTAAAATATGGCAGACATAAAAATTAAAAAAGCAGTAATTAGAGAAGATTTATTATCAATAACAAACGATTATAGAAAAGCAATCATTCTCAATCAGTTTATCTATTGGTCTGAAAGAGTTTCGGATGCCGATAAGTTTATCAAGAAAGAAAATGAGATTGCGAAGAACAATGGAGAAGAAGAAAGAGAGCTTTTCTATGGTTGGATATATAAAACCGCCGAGGAATTAGCTGATGAGGTTATGTTAGGTTTATCTGCAAGCCAGATAAGAAGATATATCAGCGATTTGGTGAATATGGGTTATATCTCAAAACGAAATAACCCTAAATATAAGTGGGATAGAACATTACAATATAGGGTAAATCTTGTAAATATTGCAAAAGACCTTAAAAAGAATGGCTATCCATTAAGCGATTATAAAATTGAAATTCCAGAAAATGAGAAAACCATTACGCACGAGTGCGTAATCAATAATGAGCCAATGAAAAATCAAACACAAGCTAGTGACGAAGCAATACCAAAGAGTACTAACATAGATTACTTAAACAAAGATTACAAATCAAATAGTACAGAATGTAATTCTCTTAACAGAGAACAATGTAATTCTTTTTTACCCAAAGATAAAAAAGTGAAAGAGTTTAAGCCGATAAGCGAATACTCTCAAAGTGATTGGGAGGTTGCCGAAGAAAGAATGATAAACAGAGCCGGCAAGATAGCTTATGATTGGACTAATGATAAAACACTCAAAGAAAATGTAGAAGCATTCTTTAAATACTTTTTAGATAAACACGGAGAATGTACTGGAGAATATCACTACCCATTAACAGATAAGGTTTTATCAAGAGTAGTAGATAATTTAACAAAAGAAACCGACATAGAGCGTGACGGATATACAGATACCTATTATGCGGCTATAAGTGATATGGACGATAATACAGACTACAAGATGTTAGTTGATGAATATTTCAATACAAAGTTTTCAGCACAATGTGATTACAGCTTAGTTCACTTTTCTTCTGAAAAGGTTTTAATTAACATTATGAACCACGCTTGTAAGAGCAGCTGGTGCGAAAGCAAGGAATGGTAAGGAGTGATTATTATGGCAGCAGGTGTACATCCACTAAACAAAGATAAGTTTTATGAAGCAATTAACTTATACATATCGGGGCAAGCTTCACAGGTAAAGGCAGCAAAAGTAGCAGGTTGTAGCGTACCGACATTTAAGAAATACGCTAATAAGATTTATGGCGGCGAGGAATTACCGGATAATTTATGGGGGAAGAATAATGATTAAGGGAATTGTTAATCGTTGGATAAGACACAAGACAAAGAACTTAACAAGAATACCATTGTTTATAATGACATTTAACTATCGTAAATATAAAGCAGACGGAAAGAAAGACAGTTGCATGTTTTACACGCACCCAGATATTGCCAAAGATGAATTTGTGAAAAGCAAATTACAGGAAGTCGTTGACTATATCAGAGATAACTATGATTTGAATATATTTACGAAGATTTGAGGTGCAATATGTGTAAATTTTGTGAGGAAAATTTTCCTGTCATAACGCGTTATGGTAAATTTAAGCTTGATAAGTTGTCAAATAAACCTGTAATTACATGCGACTTGAATAAATGTCCGTCCTTTGCGGTGTGTAGCAGTAAAGATATGAATGTTGAAATGGTAATGAAAATAGATTATTGTCCTATCTGCGGTAGAAAGTTGGTGTAAGAATGAAACACGAAAAAGAATGGCACACATGCGATAGGTGCGGCGCAGAAATAAACGAAAATGAAAGAAGTATGTTTCTGAAAAAGGTTTATAGAATAAGCGGACTTTTAGTTAGAAAATATGCTTATGAAAAGTTAAATGCCTTTGATTTATGTCCTAAGTGCAGAAAAGATTTTGAGAGGTTTATGAGGAATGAGTGATATATATGCAATACCGGTATATAAATATAAAAACAACAAACTCTCTTCGGCGTTTGAAGAAGCCAAGGAAAATGAAGAGTTTGTAAGCCTTGCGGATTTTAATGCAACGGAGAAGAGATTGAAGAAACGGATAATAGAATTATCGGCAAAGATGGAGGCCTGTGAGGAATGAACAAAATTGACAATCCTTTATCGGAGCATCAATCGCCGCCTAAAGAAGCATTGAGAAATTTTGGAATAGACATTTCAAAAGATGTAGTAGAAAAATATGCTTTGAAAAAGTTTGGCGGACTGCCACAAAGCCATATTGAAATGACTTTCGCTAGGGGCTCTAAAATAATTGAAGAAATAGGGAGGTTTATGAGAAATGAAAATATCAGAAATGAATAACTGCATTGAGAAAATGCGGGAGTGTTACAAGTTTGATGATAATAAAACAAAAATAAGACTTGGAGATATGATAAACGGAAGTAACAGATATGTAACTGTCAGTGTAAGGGATGAAAACGGAACACAGATTGAAATGTCAAGATATGCGGATGAACTGTACAAGGAGTAAGATTATGAAAATAATTAAAAAAGGCGATTTGAACATAGCCAAAAAACCGCGAAGGTTTGAATGCAAGAATTGTGGAACGATTTTTGAAGCGATTGAAGAAGAATATATATACTGTGGCGACCAACGAGAGGGCGATAACTGGAAGTGTGAATGTCCTTTGTGCCACGGAGCGGTATATTACAACTAAAACGATATTACCGGCTACAGATTGATTGTAGTCGCTACCCTAAAACAGTTATAGGCAGAGGTCTATAAGCACCTTTGCTGAAAAGTGGAGGTGCTTTTCTTATGGCTAGTCAGAGCCTTATTTCTACAGTTAATGGATATGAAAATTACATAAAGAAAAATGGAATTGATGAACAGGTAATCAATGCCTATGTAGACGCTTGCAGTGTAGCCATAAACGGCGAGAAAGATATTGAGTATGGACTACAACTTACAGAAAGGACAAAAGAGCTTATAGAGCGTTTCTGCAAGGATAAGACAGGTGGAACGATATGGGATTTAGAGAAGTATGCGTTTGCAAATAAAACGGAATATGAGCTGATTAATTGGTTTTACGATATTTTACTGATTGAAGCGCAAAACAAGGTTGTTGACAGTTTTTTTAGATACATAGAAAAGAAACGTGAACCTAAAGAAAGATTCTATATGCCAAGAAGAAAACAGTTTATCAAAATAGGCTTAATAGAAGCATTACAAGGCATGATTGATGATAAATATGATATTTTATGTATTTCTCTCCCACCCGGAACAGGAAAAACCACAATCGAAAAGTTTTTCCATTCTGCGGTTATAGGTTGGTACTCAAACGGATATAACCTCTTTTATTCACACAGCGGAGACATTACACGAATGTATTATGATGGAGTATACGATATTGTCACAAACGCTGACGAGTATACATGGGGAGAAGTGTTCCCTGGACTTGAAGTAACAAGTACAAATGCAAAACTTGAACAGTTTAACGTAGGAAAATATAAGCCGTTTCAATCTGTACAATGTACATCTGTCGGCAGTAAAAATGCCGGTAAAGTCAGAGCCAATAAATTTCTGCTAGTTGATGATATGATAGGCGGCATTGAAGAAGCACTTAACCCAACTTATCTTGATAAATTGTGGGATAAATATGCAGTAGATGCACGACAAAGAAAGATACCAGACGAGGATGGAAACCCATGTAAAGAAATACATATTGCTACAAGGTGGAGCGTTAGAGACGTAATAGGACGTATTATACAAGCTTATGAGGGGAACAAACGAGTTAAAGTAATATCCGTGCCTGATGTAGATCCAGTAACAGGAGAAAGTAATTTTGACTTTGAATTTGGTGGCTATACAGTAAAGGATTTTGAAGATATTCAGTTGCTTATGGATGAAATCTCATATCGCTGCCTGTATAAACAAGACCCTATAGAACGTGAAGGATTATTATTCCCAGATGATAAAATCCGAAGATACCTCAATCTACCACATGGAGAACCAGAGATTATTACGGCACAATGCGATACTAAAGGAAAAGGTACAGATTACTTTGTGCTACCGGTATTGCAAAAATACGGAGAAGATTATTATTGCGTTGATTGCGTATGCGATAACACAGCAGATTATGAAGAACAATACAGAAATGCCGCAGGCGTACTTGTGAATAACAAAGTACAAGAGTGTGAATTTGAGCGTAACGCCGGCGGCGACAGAGTTGCAATGGAAGTTAATAAGCGCGTTGAGAGCGTTGGATGGATATGTAATATCACAGATACGCCTACAGAAACAAATAAGGAAGCAAGGATATTCCAATGTTCAAACTGGATATTGCAACACATTATTTTTAAAGACTCATCACTTTATAAGCCTAACGAGCCATACGGAGTAATGATGTCGCTATTAAAGCAGTATTCAGTATCTGGCAAGAAACAATTAGATGATGTTCCAGATGTTTTCTCAAACTTTGCGTTAAGAATGACAAAAGGAAATAGGATAAAGCAGACAGTAATAATGTCAAGTCCAATATAGGGGGTTAATCTATTATGACAACCAAGGATTATCTTAATCAAATCAGCAGACTTAATCGGATGATAAATAATAAACTAACAGAGATAGCACAGCTTAAAGAACTTTCTTGCAGTATATCGGCTATTGGAAACGAAGAAAAGGTAATATCATCATCAGACCCAGATAAAATAGGCACTACATACGCCAAAATTGACGAAATGGAGCGCAATCTTGATAAGATGATAGATGAATACATTGAAAAGAAAAACTTGATTATAGGGCAAATAGACAGTATAGAAAATGAAGATTGCTATAATATTTTGTTTTCAAGATATATTGAAAAGAAAACTTTTGAAGTTATTGCTACAGAAATGAAATATTCATGGAGACAAATCATCAGACTTCACGGAAAGGCTCTTAAAGCATTTGAAGAAAAATATGGTAATACATATTTAAAGATGTCATAGAATGTCATATTGCACTAATGATATACTGTATCTGTAAGAAATTACAAAACTGTTTTTCATAAACAAAACATTCCTTATCAAGAAGCACCGTTACTTAATTGTGGCGGTGCTTTTGCTATGCAAAGAGGTAAAATATGAAATTTTATGCAAATAAAGATAAGTCGATTATGTGCCCGAACTGCCGCAAGTTTTTAACTAAGGCAAACAGCAAAGACCCACGAACACATAAATTAGCGTGTAAGCATTGCCACAAATGGATATGGTATGTGCCTAACGATGATGATAATTTTCAAATTAAAGAAATACCGGATAGCAGAAGTTCAAGCGGTATGACATTTTATTAGAGGTGTAGACAATGCAGACAGGAAGAATTGTTATTTATACAGGTGCAAAAGAAATAACACCTGACAATATAATACCAATTTTGCGTGAAGCAATTTTGGAGCATGATATTAATTCCAACAGAATACAGTTTCTTCTTGATTATGATGCAGGAATACAACCAATAGTTAGGAAGAATCCAAAGACTTACAGACCGGACATTGACTGTGAGTGCTGCGACAATGTGGCTAACGAAGTCACAGAGTTTAATTTAGGTTTTAAGTGGGGAAATCCTATAACGCTAGTTCAAAATAGCGACAATGAGGATTCTAACCTCACAGAAGCTATAGCGGAATTAAACAGTTGCTACGAATCACAAAACGCAAGGCAGAAGCAGCAGGAACTTGCAAGATATGTTGAAATCGGCGGCGTTGGATATGTCCTTATTGATGTAAATACAGAATATGAAGATGGGGAAAGCTATTTTACATATGATGTATTAGATCCAAGAACAACATTTGTTGTAAGGTCAACAGCTTATAGCGATAAGAGGGTTATTCTTGCAGGTACTTATATCAAAGACAAACACAGCGGTACAAGATATTACACTTGTTTTACAAAAGATATTCGCTATGAAGTTACGGATGGAATAAAAATTACTAACGGACCAGAAAAAGGAAAAACAAAATGGGGATTTTTAGAGAGAAGTGGAGAAGAGAATCCATTACATAAAATTCCTATTATTGAATATACAAGGTCATTTGATAGAATGGGCTGTTTTGAACGGCAAATATCTGAAATGGATAACTTAAACCTACTTATTTCAGATTTTACAAATGATGTTGAACAGAACACACAGGCAGTTTGGCATACAAACGATGTTGACTTTCCTGTAGAGAAAAAAGTTACAGACAATGAGGATGGCACACAGACTATTGAAGAAACTGTAAGGAAACCAAAATCTGGCGAGTGGATGCAGACTTATACATCAGCAGATGGCAAAACTCCAATAGTTGAGCCACTTGCAATTAATTATGATTACACAGGGATGCTTAATAATATCCAATCAAGGCGACAGATAATCTTGCAGAAATGTAATGTGCCACAACGGAATGATAATAGCGGTGGCAGTACAGGTGTTGCAATGTCAGATGCAACAGGTTGGTCACAAGCAGAGACAGCGGCGGCAAAACAGCAATTAATTACTGATGGCTGCAAAATGGAAGAAATAAAAGTTGTTCTTGCGGCTATTAAGCTGTCAAACAATGTTAACAGTAGCAACCCATTACTTAAATTAAGAGCAAGAGATGTAAAGCCTAACATTAAGCGACAAAAAACTTATGAAATGTCAACCAAGGTTAATGCTATGGCAACATTGATAAGCCACGGATTTAGCCTTAAAGATACAGTTGATGCGATTCCGTTCTTTGACGACCCTAACGATGTTGTAGCGAGAAGCGGAGAGATGGTTAAGGCATATCAAGACAGTATAATCAACAAAGACACACAGAACCAAGCGGAGGGCGGAGATGGCGAACAATCACCTAACAAAGACCGCACAATGCAAGACTTATCAGACCAGACAGAAAATAGTCCAGTTATAGATAAGAGCAGAACAGATAAATAATTGATATTGAGCCACAGGGTAGAAAATGCCTTGTGGCTTTTTATATGCCCTAGAGAAAGGGCAATACAAATATCGCAAGAAGTTGAGAGAACAACAAAAAACGCAGAAAGCAGAGGTAAAGAAATTATGGCAGATGTAACTAACACAACAACAGAACCAACAACTAATAATGAACCACAGAACGAAGAACAGACACCTAGCGTAGAAGAGCTTATGGCACAGCTTGCTAGTGAAAGAGCTGAAAAAGAGAAGTATAAGAACGCTTCAGATAAAGCCAGTTCAGAAGCAGCTAAGTACAAGAAAGAGCTTCGTTCAAAACAGACAGCAGAAGAACAGGAAGCAGAAGCAAAGGCAGAAGCTGAAAAGTTGCAGGCTGAAAAGTTCGAGAATATGAGCAAAGAGCTTAATCATATGAAAGCTGTCAACGCTTATCAGAAAGTTATAGGCGATGGAAATGATATTGATTCTTTGATTGAGGCGGTTGCAGATGCAGACCATAGCCTTATAGCAACTGTAATTGCCAATGAAGTGCAAAGACAGGTTAAAGAAGCTAAGGCAGAGTGGCTTAAATCGAGACCGGCTATTAATGCAGGCGGCGGAGAAGAAAGCACGATAACACAGGAACAGTTCAACAAGATGAATTACCACGAAAGAGTGGAGTTCAAAAATAAGAATCCAGAACTTTATAAGAAGTTCACAGAGTAGAAAACGGAGGTAAACAAACTATGCCACAGACTAAGTTAGCAAATTTAGTAGATCCACAGGTAATGGCTGATATGGTATCAGCTAAGTTGCCAAAGAAGATTAAGTTCTCACCTATCGCAAGAGTTGATACAACACTTGTAGGCAGACCGGGAAGCACAATTGTTGTGCCAAAGTATGCTTATATTGGTGACGCAGAAGATGTAGCAGAAGGTGTTGCTATGGGTACAACAGTACTTACAACATCTACAACAGAAGCAAAGGTTAAGAAAGCAGGTAAGGCTGTAGAGCTTACAGATGAATCAGTATTATCTGGTTATGGCGACCCACTTGGTACAGCTATCAATCAGATTGCTATGTCAATCGCTGCAAAGGTTGATAATGACAGCTATGACGCACTTTGCACAGCACCTATTGATTACGATGGAACAGCAGCACCTATCAGCTATTCAGCAGTTGTAGCAGCTAATAGCAAATTTGATGATGAATCAGATTCATCACTTACAAAGATACTGTTCATTAATCCAGCACAGGAAGCCACATTGCTTAATGACGATGATTTTAAGAGCAACGATAAGTACCCACTTAATGTGATTATGAACGGCACTATCGGCTCTATTGCAGGAGCGCAAGTTGTTAAGTCTAAGAAAGTTAAGCTGGTTAAGTATGAGCTTGATGATTCAACAGGAACAATTAATGTTGTAGCTGATACAACAAGCGAAGATGCAACTAATGTTCACCTTAATACAGCACTTGCACATACGCTTAAGTCAAAGGATAAAGAAATTAAGGTAGGCAGCAAGTTAAAGGCTGTTACAACAGAGTTCTACGCTTGCCCTATTGTTATCGTATCAACAGAAGACCCTAACGAGGACACAGGTGCAGATGGCGTGTCAGAGGAAGAGAACGCACTTACAATCTATATGAAGAGAAGCGTTGAAATTGAATCTGACAGAGATATTCTTGCAAAGACAACCGTTATCTCTGGTGATGAACATTACACAGCAGTCTTAAGCAATGATTCAAAGGTTGTTCTTGCTAAGTTCGGAAAGTAAGAGGTGTTTATATGTTATTAAGACGACATAAAATCAACGCCGCAAAGCAGAGCGAAGAAGTAACAGCGGATAATGCAAGACAGGAAGCTGTTTATGGAGATGAGATTAAATATGAGGAAGAGCAGGACAAGTTTCCTGTTCAACCTACAAGCGATTACACAAAGACAGCTATTAAGCGTATGCCAACAGCGGACTTACAGACACTTGCCTTAGAACAAGGCATTGAGAATGCAATGGAGCTTACAGGAGCAGAACTTAAAGAACTGTTAATTGAAAAGTTAGGATTATAGGAGATAGTTATGGAATACACCACATTGGAACAGGTCAAAATCAGACTTAAACAATTTCACATTGATACAGTCACAAATGATGATGAAACAACATCTGATGTGGTAGTGTTCGATAACAAAGAAGATAATCCGATAATCGAACAGCTTA